GCTGTATAGTCTTGAGCTAATTGTTCTGCTGTTCTTGCTTCGTCTGACATAAGTTATCCTCCTAATTATTCTGTTGCGCAGGCAACAGGTATATTTTTATCAAGTTTCTTGAATTTATCAATAACTAATTGAGGTTCTACCATATTGTTCCTTGGATCGCTATCAATAAATTTTGATTCATCCCACTTATTTCCCATGTGAAAATGTAAGTTTTTATTGTGAGAATATCCGAATTGGGTCCATCTAGTTGATCCCCAAATCACAACTCCTGGTGTCCCAGTGGATGCTGAGAAATGCTGTAAACAACTATCGATACTAACAAATCCTTGTGCATTTTTCAATAGCTCATGGATCTGGGCCCAGTGTAAGTCACATCTAATTGTACCTTGATAATGTGGTTCATTCGGTAAAACACAATTGATAATAGTTGTGTCTTTATATTCTTCTAGTAACATATTAACCACTTGTTGAGCCAAGAACGGTTGATAGTTTCTATTTGGATTGATGTTTTGATATTGATTATTTACATCAAAACCAGCTCTTGGTTGACCACCAGAAAATTGAATTAAAATATATTTATCAATCTTATTATCTTTTAACCATTTATCAGTAGACTCTTTATGTTGCTCGGTATAAAGTTTTGGTCTCATTGATTTATCATATTCAACACCGTGATGCTTACAATAACTTTCAATGATATGTTGTTTTCCAAATTGAAAATTAGATTTATACGGCTCACAGTAATAGATATTATCAGACGCCATTATTCTTGGATCTTGTAGGGGTAGCGTTTGCTCCAATGCAAGTTTAACATCAGGATTGCCTGCAAAGCAATCGATGTACGGAGTATAAATTTGTACTTCCGATTTTTTTCTTAGTTTAGGTAGTAAAGCAGTGAACGCGGTACATTTACCAACACCACCTTCTACGACGTACGTATTAAGCATTTGTATTCCTTTCGATTAAATTATTTACTTTCTAACACTTCTATTCTAGATTTCAAGTCTTCGTTTTGAGTTTTTAATTCTTTAATTGCATTGACTAATACAGGGACTAAATGTTCACCCTTGTATTTTAAAGCATCTTCAAATTCAGTATCAATAATTACAGGGTTATCTCCCTCAAGTGCAAGTATATCTTGTGCTAAAAAACCATATCTTACATCTCCTGTTGGAGTGTCATTCTCTCTTGATTTTTTAAATTGAAATGAAACAGGATTTAGTTGATTGACAAAATCTAAACCATGTGGAACTGTACCTAAGTTTGTTTTATCTCTTTGGTCTGATGTTACTGTAAAAGCAACTTTAACATAAGCATTAGTTATACCAGCGTGACCAAAAACAGCTCTATTATCTTCTGTTATAATGTCAATCATAGCACCTTGAGCACCAGCATCCTTACCAATTGCAATATTACCTGCACCTGTAGTAACAGAACTTAATGCACCTGAACCAAAAGCATTATTACGATATCCTGTTGTATTTTTTCCTAATGCAAATTCACCTACAGCTGAATTTTGATAACCTGTAGTGTTGCATTTTAATGCCTCACAACCAACTGCTGTGTTACAAGTTCCTGTAGTGTTAAAACATGAAGAATTATAACCTACTGATGTATTACCTGCACCTGTAGTATTTTTGTTTAAAACACCAGACCCAAATGCACTATTATAAATACCTGTTGTGTTTTCATCTAAAGTAAAACTACCTACAGCAGTAAGACCAGAGCCTGTTGTGTTAAGTTTTAAAGATTGAAAACCAACTGCTACGTTGTTGGAAGCTGTTGTGGCAAGAGATAAAGCCTCTACTCCTATTGCTACATTTTGGTCGCCTGTAGTATTTGTTCCTAAAGAATTAAAACCTAATGCTGTATTACAAGTACCATCTGTGTTATCTTTTAATGCTCTATGACCAATTGCTGTATTTCGGAATCCTGTTGTATTTGCTTCTAAAGAACAAGCACCAACTGCTGTGTTTAGTAAACCTGTTGTGTTAGATATTAAAGAACCTTTACCAACTGCTGTGTTTTCTGTTCCTGTCGTATTAGCATATAAAGAACAAGCACCTACTGCTGTATTATTATCTGCTGTTGTAGTTGAAGCAAGTGATCTAAAACCAACTGCTACAGAAAAATCTGATGTTGTAGCTGTATTAAATGATTGACCTCCAATAGATGTATTTGCACAACCTGTTGTAATAGAATCTGAATTGCTTTTACCCACAGCAACGTTACAATCTCCTGATGTGTTAGCTGTTAAGGCATCAACACCAACTGCTACGTTATTGGAAGCTGTATTTGCTAACAAAGCATCTTTTCCTACAGCTACGTTATCTGATCCAGTTATATTTGTACATAAAGCTAAATAACCTACTGCTGTATTGTTAGATGCTGTGGTGTTTGCATTAAGTGAGAAAGCACCTAATGATGTATTGCCTGAAGCTGTGTTACTTGATAATGCATTTCTTCCTATAGCTGTGTTGTCAAATCCTGTTTGAGTAGAACATAAAGCTCTAAATCCAATTGCTGTATTGTTTTCTGCTGTGGTGTTAGCTAAGAGTGCAGAACCACCTAATGCTGTGTTAGCATTACCTGTAGTATTAGTACAAAGTGAATTTCCACCAATTGCTGTGTTGTTGTTAGCTGTTGTGTTGGATTTTAAAGCACTTGTACCAATTGCTGTGTTTAAATTACCTGTCGTATTAGAACAAAGTGAATAGAAACCTACTGCGGCATTGCTTGATGCTGTCGTATTAGATAATAAAGATTGATAACCTACTGCTGTATTATTATTTGCTGTGGTGTTGTTTGCTAAAGCATTTCTTCCAACTCCAACATTGTAACCACCACTTATATTTGATGTTAAAGCACCAGTTCCAACAGATGTGTTCTCAACACCTGTAGTGTTTACAAGTAAAGAATTATTACCCAAAGATGTATTATTTGAGCCAGTTGTGTTTGCGTTTAGTGATTGTCTTCCAATAGCTGTATTACTTCCACCACTTAAACTACCATCACTTAAAGCACCATCTCCTAATGCAACGTTATTAGTACCAACAGGATAGTTACCATCTAGTTTGATTGTACCTGAATCTACAGACAGGTTTCCTGCAATCGTTAAAGAACTGAAACTTACATTCGATGCAAAAGAAACCGTGTTTCCTGCAACACCAATAGTAATCGTGCCACCAGATTCATTGATGATGTTATTACCTGCTTGGTCTTGAATGTTGTCTACTTTAATAATACTAGCCATTTAATTTAGCCTCCAATTCTTCTATTTTATTATTTAATTCTTTTATTGCATTGACTAATACAGGGACTAATCTTTCATATTTTAAACCATAAGCTGTTTGGTCTTCATTGATACTTACAAACAACATATCCTTTTTACTGTTTCCATAACCAATTTCATTTTCTAAAGCTAAGACATCTTGTGCCATAAAACCAATATTAACTCTGTCTTTTTTGTGAGTTCCATCTGGTGTTACATCTAATATGCTTTGATTGTCATCTGTTACATACCAACTTCTTTTATCCCAAACATAAGTTTTAGGATTTAGTTTTGTTACAAAATCTAAACCATGTGTAAAATCAGTTATGTCAGTTTTATCTCTTTGGTCAGATGATGAAATTGTTGTATCTGCACAATATAAATCTGTAATACTGTTATCTCCAAGAACTACATTATTACTTCCTGTTGTAATTGCTCCTGATGGAGACGCTGCTCTACCAGCACCATTTCCTAAAAGAAGATTATTATCTCCAGTTGTAACATCATTACCAGTACCATAACCTATTCCAACATTATAATCACCTTCTGTAGCAGTTCCTAAAGCAAAATAACCCATTGCAACACTTCTAATACCTGTCGTATTAGAATATAAAGCACCATGTCCAACTGCTGTATTTATTGACCCTGTCGTATTAGAGCATAAAGATTCAAAACCTACTGCTGTGTTATCTGAAGCTGTTGTGTTATTAAGTAAAGCAGAACTACCTAATGCAGTATTTTGTGTTCCTGTCGTGTTACTTCTTGAAGCATCTAAACCTAATGCTGTATTATTATTTGCTGTTGTGTTAGAGCAAAGTGAATTTAATCCTACAGCAACATTATTACAGCCTGTGGTGTTAAATTTCATGGCATTTCTAGCAATTGCTGTGTTTTGAAAACCTGTAGTATTTGTTGTTAAAGAATCTCTACCAACTCCTGTATTATCAAAACCTGTCGTATTAGAATTAAGTGAAGCATAACCTAATCCAGTATTTGAAGAACCTGTTGTATTATCTTGAAGTGTAAAAGTTCCTAATGCTGAATTAAAAGTTCCTGTAGTATTTAACTCAAGTGAATTATCGCCAATTGTTGTATTATAATTAGCTGTTGTGTTACTTCTTAAACTGTCTGTACCTACTGCTGTATTTTGAGCACCTGTAGTATTACAAAATAAAGAACGATAACCAACTGCTGTATTATTATTTGCTGTTGTATTATTTCTTAAAGAAGATTGACCTATAGCAGTATTACAATTACCTGTTGAGTTAGCACATAAAGATGATGTACCTACTGCTGTATTTATAGTACCTGTTGTATTATCTCTTAGTGAAAACAAACCAACTGCTGTGTTTTCATTAGCTGTTGTATTACTATATAAAGCACAACTACCCAATGCAGTGTTATTGCCACCTGTTGTGTTGTTTCTTAAAGAATAGAAACCTACTGCTGTGTTAATATTAACTGTCGTATTACAAAATAAAGATTGATAACCAACTGCTGTATTATTATTACCTGTAGTGTTGGCACATAAAGATTGATAGCCTAAAGCTGTGTTATTGTTAGTTGTTGTGTTAGAAAATAAAGCCTGTCTACCTACTGCCACATTCTGTGTTCCTGTTGTATTAGCAGTTAAGGATTGATAACCTACTGCTGTGTTATCACTAGCTGTAGAATTACTACAAAGAGAACGCCAACCAATTCCAACATTTCTTTCACCTGTTGTGTTAGAGCATAAAGATTCATAACCCATTGAATCATTTCTTTGACCTGTTGTGTTAGAACACAACGCATGATAACCTATAGCATTATTATATATACCTGTCGTATTAGATAATAAAGAAGCTACTCCAACTGCTGTATTTACACTACCTGTTGTGTTATTAGAAAGTGATACATAACCTACTGCTGTATTATTTGAGGCTGTGGTGTTCAATAAAGCATTACTACCTACTGCTGTATTATTACCAGTTGTCGTATTAGAGCAAAGTGCTAAATAACCAATTCCTGTATTATTAGCACCTGTTGTATTAGAACAAAGTGCAAGAAAACCAAATGATGAATTTTGTGAAGCTGTTGTGTTAGCTTGTAAAGAATGTCTGCCAACTGCTGTATTAGATGAGCCTGATGTGTTATTAGTTAATGCAGATGTTCCAATAGCAACATTATTAATACCACTTAAACTACCATCATCTAAAGCAAGATTTCCTAAAGCTACGTTATTAGTACCATTAGGATAATTACCATTTAGTTTGATGGTGCCACCATCTACATCTAGGTTTCCTGTAATAGTAACGTTTGCAGCAGAACTTAAAGTTGCTCCTGATGCAACAGTAATCGTGTCACCAGAATCACCAACAGTTAATGTTGTACCTGATTGTGGAATTATTTTATCTACTTCTACTTGACTCATTATAAAATTACCAATGTCCCTGTTATAGTTTGTGTACCTGTGATCGTAACAGGACCCGCTAGTACTCCAGAATCTAAAGTTTGATCTTCAGATAAAGTTGAATTATGTGTTACGACAAATGTTGTTGCGTCCATGACTGGCGAAATAGTTTTCTTAGCTGGCAATGTACAGAAGACAGTTTTTCCACCTGCAGTAAAGTTTACTGCTGCATCGGAATTCGATGAAGATATAATTGTGTCTCTTGATAAAGTGTCAGTTGCTGCGTCCGTTACAGTTCCTACTCCTACTTCCCATTCGTTTGTTCCGTCATGAGAAATTGCATAGTAAGTTGTATTCGTATCGCCAACTCCAGATACAAAAGTTTCAAAACCAGTTTCAGCACCGGCCAGTGAAAACGTTCCTGTACCTGTAGTTGTACTTGTTTCTTTAACTCTATCGTTAATTACTAAAGCCATTCACTACTCCAAATTTTATTACGCGTCGCCAAGTCTAATAATTGCATCAGAAGAAGTTGCAGCAGGGAACTGAATAACGAAATCTCCGTTAGTTGCAGTTTTTGATCCGCCGAAATCTAAAACTAATACAGCTTCATTAGAACTATCTTTATAAATCAGAGCGCCCACTGATGTTAAAGTTACAGAACTGAAAGTTAAGTCTGCAAAGTCAACATAGCCGACATTACTTGCTACTGCTACACCATTGTTAGTTAAAGCGTTTCCACCTGCTGTATAGTTTGTACCAGATGAAGAAACTTCATTAGTAGTTGTATAAGCAGTTGTAGAAGTACTGAAACCAGCTAATGATGTGTAAAGTGCTAATTTGAAACTTGATCCACCAGAATCAAAATCAAACACACCACCAAGTAGGTCTGTTTTAAAAGAGTCAGGTACTATATTTGCCATTTATTTGTCTCCTTAATTATTTTAGGGTGATGGTGATTTAAGAGGAGTACGAATAACACCATCTTGATATTCGTCTCGGCGTCTACGACCTTGTTGTTCGATCGCGTACGATTGTAAAGCTCTTTTAAAAGATCCTTCGTAGTATTGTAACATATCTGCAGGACCTTTCAAGTAACCATATGCTTCTACCAGACATGCATACAAAAGTAAATCTTGATATTTATTTGATGTATAAGTACCATTAGTACTTGGTGGAGAGGCTCCAGTTGTTGTTGTAATACTATCTGGTTGTTTTGTATATGCTAAAGTTATTAAATTAGTGCTATTTGGTGTAGGTGCTACTACCCAATAATTAGCATCCCAGTTAGCATAATACTTAGGTATACCTGAAGCCGTTCCAGGTGTGTCATAAAAAGTTGCCATATATGAAGTATCTTTTTTTTCTAAAAAAGTTTGATTACCAGAGGCATCTGTTAATTGAACATATCGAATAAATCTTAGATCAGAAGGTATGGTTACATATCTACTTCCAGCTGCTAAGTTTGATGTAGCATAAAATCTATTATCATCAGAATCCGCTTCTCTATAAATCCTATTTTCAGCGTTTTTAATTACAGTATCTAAAATAGTATTTGATAACACAGAGTCATCAACCTCCGTATAGTTTCTAATATCATCTTGTAGATTTGCTAAAGTGTAAGCCATTACTCTAATCCCCCATGTTTTCTACGTATCTTTTCTTGTTTGTCTGTTCTTACTTCTTCATAAAGTGTGAGATGAGGGTCCTGTTTTTCAGGTGTAAATATATTTTTAATCCAATTAATTAATTTTTTAATCATGGTGATATAGTTATGGGTCCTACTGAACAGCCATAACCTCCTCCTTTTATATTACCACTTGT